CTACTATTTCAGCATCAACTTCTTTAGCATTGGCTACTAAATTAAGATAGTCTTCTTCAGGCTTTTGTAATGTAGGGCAAATGGTTAGAACTTTATTAAGGGAAAATACAACTTCACTTGAATTTCCTGTATACTGATAAGGTACTGCCGCAACTTCTCCGTCAGTAATTACTATTGTCATAGGATATTCACATGTAACGTTTTTATCTTTTGCAACATAGCCTATCATCCTTGTGATAAGTTCAACTCCGGATGTTAGTTTTATTGTTACTGTTTTGCCAATAAGGCTTTTGATATCATACATAATTTTACTCTGTGTGTTTGTTCTACTATTTATAACTAATTATCTAATAGTTCTTGAATTTTAGGTATTGCAAATTCCGTTGACCATTCTTGCTGTGCCTGTGGACTAAGATGATGTGTATAATTAGTACCGGGTTCTTCTTGTAATCCTTGTTCTTGCATACGTCTATGATCACCTTGTAATGCAAAGGAAATACCTGTATCTAGTAAATTCTCTTCTGGTACGAAATCCCACAAATAACCATCTATAGTTAATGTAGGTCGATTCTCAGGATCACTATTTGCTAAATTTGTTTGTGTTTGTTTAAATGTAAATGTATTTGGGCAAAATAAAAACTTTACGTTGTTCTGTTGCATCTGGTGTACAGCACTTTGCATCATGTATATTTGCTTATGTGCTTCTAAATCATGATCATACATATTAAGATACCATTTCCTAAATGCATAAAATTGAGATTCTGTAAAGTATTGATCTAACATCCACCAGTTATAACATGCTTCTTCATATGTACAAGATAAATTATTTTCTAAAATACTTACAAGACTTTGGCTAGTAATTACCGGTGTGTCTTTAGGATATTCAGGATGTTGCTTTCTTGTAAAGTTACCCTCAAGGGAACCATCACTTCCTTTTGTTTCTACATCATAGGATAATTGTGATAATCCTTTTTGTATGTCATACTCTTTTCCTGTATTATTCCAACAAATTCTACAGGCTGTAGTCCAATTTACAATTATAAAATCTGCTTTTAGATGTTTTATAGCATAGTCAATTTGCAATCTTATACCAAAATTATCACAAGCAGGTCTGGCAATATTTTGATAATCCCAACCAAAATGTTTGGAAATGTAATACCCGTATTCTGTATCTAAGTTATTAGGGTCTCTTGAACTCCAACTACACCCACATACAACTAGTTTCATTACAAACTTAGGCCTTTAAATGTATCTTTAGATACATCTTGCTTTGTTCCGCCTATTACATAACTACTTATTTCTGTTTCTTGTGGTGCTACTTGTACACTACCTCCAGTGATCCATTGTTGGGTCCAAGGCAAAGGATTAGAACCTGTGTTATATATCTTTTCTTGTCCTACGGCGTGCATTCTTTTACCAGCAATAAACTCTACATATTGCTTTAGTAGTTCTGCATTTAATCCAATAATACTACCATCTTTAAATAAGTATTCCGCCCATGCTTTCTCTTGTTCTACAGCATCTACAAACATCTGTGTACACTCTGTATATGTTTCCTTTTGTATCTTTGCAAAGTCTTTATCATCTTGTGGTAAAAGTTTTAACATTGTCTGCGTACTTGCCAAATGAACGTTTTCATCTCTAGCAATAAATTTAATAATTTTAGCATTACCTTCCATTCTTTTAAGTTCAGCAAATGCCCAACTACATGCAAAACTAACGTAAAAACGTACACCTTCTAAAATGTTTACACTCATTAAACACATCCAGATTGCTTTTTTATGTTCGTATTCATCATACTTTTTACTACCTATGGCAAGTAAATCGTTCCAATGTACTAATTTATCGTAATTGGCTGTTATACTATCAGCACAATCACATATTTCTTTGATATCTAACATTTCATCAAATACTTTGCTAGGGTTCGGATAAACATTTCTTATAATATGTGTGTAACTTCTACTATGTATTGTTTCACTGAACGCCCAAGTTTCAATCCATGTTTCTAATTCAGGAAGACTGACTATAGGCAGAAAAGCAATATTAGGTGAACGACCCTGTACACTATCCAAAAGAATTTGTCTCTTTAGATTAGATGTAAAAATATGCTGTTCATGGTCTGTTAAATTCTTAAAGTCAGTGGCATCTTTAAGAATATCAACTTCTTCAGGCCTCCAAAAGAATCCTAACTGTTTGTCAGTAAACTTATCAAATTGTTTATATTTAAGTGTATCATATCTCTGCATTACTGGTCCACCACTTGGGTCTAGGAACATTTTTACTTTTGTATGGTCAACTCTATTTTTTGTATCTAAAACTGTCATTATATTTTACAACTCTCGCAATCTTCATCGTCAATCATACCTGCTTCTAATTCAGGTAGATTATCTTCTTTGTTAATATCTATTTCACCTTGTCCGTCGTATGTGTTATTGTAGTATAACTGTTTGCCACCATATTTATAAAAATTAATGACATCAGTTAGTAGAACGCTCATTGGTACTTTCTCATCTTCAAAGTGTTCTGGATTGTAAGATGTATTTACCGAAATACCCTGGTCTATGTACTTCTGTAATACCGCCATAATTTTTAAATATCCTGCAGGAGACTTTTGTTCCCATAGTAAATCATATTTGTTTTTATAATATGGAAATCCAGGCACAACTTGTTTTAATACACCATGCTTACTTTGTTTAATACTGATATAACTTCTTGGTGCCTCTATACCATTTGTACTATTACTAATTTGTGCAGATGTTTCAGCAGGCATTAATGCCATTAATGTGCTATTTCTAATACCATGTTCTTTTAATTCCTTTCGTAATCCTGACCAGTCTAAACGTTCTTTGTGTTTAACTAATTCGTCTACATCTTTTTTATATGTTTGATTAGGTGTAATACCATGACCATATTTAGTTTCCATATTTTTAGGACATGCACCTTTTTCTTTTGCTAGATCGTTACTTGCTTTAATTAAATAATAACTCCATGCTTCTGCCCATTTATCTACTAAGTTTAAGTCTGGTTCTTGATATGTACTATTATTTTTGGCTAACCAATATGCAAAATTAATAATACCTATACCTAAAGGACGTCTATTCATAGTACTTAATTCTGCCGCTACAACAGGATACTCTTGATAGTCTAATAGTTCATCTAATGCTCTTACACTTAGATCACATACCTTTTCAAGATCTGTTGTGTCTTTTAGTACACCCCAATTGATTGCACTTAAAGTACATAGACTAATTTCACCGTCAGGATCATTTATATCATTTAATGGTTTTGTTGGTAAATCAATTTCGCAACATAAATTACTTTGTTTTATAGGGGCAACATCTTCCATAAATGCACCATGTGTATTAGCATGATCAACGTTCATCAAGTAAATTCTACCTGTGTCTTTACGTTCTGTCATAAATGCGGTAAACAATTCTTGTGCAGGTATAGACTTTTTCTTTATACTTGTCATACGTTCTGCTTTCTCATAAAGTTCTTGAAATTTGTCCTGATCATTAAAAAAGGAATCATATAGTTCTGGAACTTCGTGAGGACTAAACAATGTAATATTTCCTCCAGTTAAAAGCCTTTCATACATTAGTTTATTAAACTGTACGCCATAGTCCATATGACGTACTCTGTTGTCCTCTGTACCCTTGTTATTCTTAAGTACTAATAAGTCCTCAATTTCTAAATGCCAAATAGGATAGTATAGTGTGGCCGCTCCGCCTCTTACTCCACCTTGACTACAACTTTTTACAGCACTTTGAAATAGTTTGTAGAAGGGGATAACACCCGTGTGAGTTGCGTCTCCACTCCTAATCTTAGAACCTACTGCTCTAATACTTCCGCCACCTATACCGATACCTGCTTTTTGACTTACATACTTAACTACAGCACTAGACGTTGCATTAATACTATCTAAACTATCACCGGTTTCTATAAGTACACAACTACTAAACTGTCTTTGTGGGGTACGAACACCTGCCATAACTGGTGTAGGCAAAGAAATTTTAAAAGTGCTAATACAATCGTAGTATGACTTGATATACGACATTCTAGTTTCTGCAGGATACTTTGCAAACAATGTTGCCGCAATCATCATATATGCAACTTGTGGAGTTTCAAAAATTTGTCCTGTTGCTCTATTTTGTACTAGATACTTGCCACGGAATTGTTCCATAGCCGCATAAGTTAAAACTTCGTCTCTTTCATGTTTAATATGAGAATTAAGTTCGTCTATTTCCGCTTTAGTAAAAAGTTCTGTAAATTGAGAGTCATAAAAACCTGCATCTATATTTTCTTGTATGATATCACAGAGGCAAGGAGGTTCAAATGTATTGTATACTTGCTTACGCAAATGATAGTTAATAAGTCGTCCAGCAACATATTGGTAATTAGGAGAATCTTCGCTGATTAAATCTGCGGCACTCTTAATTAGAGTTTCTTGAATGTCTTCTGTTGCTATTGAATCGAAAAATTGTATTTTAGAATTAATTTCTACTTCACTTGCACTTACACCTGCGATACCTTCACAAGCATACATAACAACTTTGTGTAATTTTTCTACATTAAGATCTTCTAGTGTGCCGTCTCTCTTCTTTACCTGCATGTGTATCTGTGTCCTTAAAAACTATTTTTCCAACAAACATATTTATCCTTATTTTATTGTAACATAAAACAATATAAAATCAAGATATAATTTGTTCTTTTTGTATATTATGTATTTGGAATACTGTAGCATTCTCTTGGACAAAGTCCCAAGTATCTACTTTATTAGGCAAAAAATTATAAACTAAATTATTATGTAATATTACTAATCCAGAATTGCCTGTTATGTTATTACTTATCACTGGATAAATTATTTCATCATTATTTAAGAAACCTTTATAAACCAATGTAGAAGCCAATACTAACGTGATTCCACTTTGGCAAAAATATCCTTCATTTACAATTTCGAATGGAGTTGGCCAACTACTAGGAGTATAATAATCTAAGTATCTTGATTTGACATCTATATTAGAGAAATCCTCTAAGACTTCCTCAATGTTAGAGTGATTTTTATTTCTTAAATCTCTCCAAGTCGACAGTCTTTGCTCCGGTGTTTGTGTATTGACAAACATCAATTAATTATGAGGACCAACGACTTATTAAATACTTCATGGTAAGTTGTTTACCAGTTGTATTAACAGCCGAAATTTCTATATCAGTTCCGTTTCTCACAGATGTAAATTGTACATCTCCGCTTAATATATGAGCAACATCAGTAGCCATATCTTGCATAAGTACTTCTGATGCAGTAGGATTAGATTGTGTGTTTCCAAACGAGTTTAAAAGCATTTGTCCTACTCTTCTATAGTTTCCATCTGTTGTCCCATCATATACACATGTATAATTAAGTACAAAACTGTCATAACTTGAGGCATCAAGTGTAACTGCTAATTGTGAGGAACCACTATTTGAAATAGTAGCAGAGTTTAATGAATCAAATGTAGTAATTTTACTACCGCCACCTGCTGTTTCAGAGGTTAATAATTGAATATTTGTATCTAAGTTTAGAAGTCCTTTAATATCAGGATTCGCTGTTGCAAAGTATAGTCCGTTTACAATATAATTAAAGTTTTGTGCTTCTT